TTGCCAGATACGTTAATAGATAAATACGGTTTAGATGCTGAACAGCTATTAGACGAAATATTAAGAGAAAATTTAAAGAATAGATAATGAGTATTTTTGCACGTTCACCTTATATAGTTGAAATATCGGAAACAGGCCAAGAGGGTTCTAAGTTAGAGGTATTTATTTGGAATGGAACGGGGAGCGCACCAGCTTCGCCAAGTTACACTTTAAGTAAATTAATACCAGCTTCAAACAACGTAAAGACGTATTATAATATCAGTCCTTACATTCGTGAGTATATCAGTTGGAATACAAGGCAAGAAATTTATAATACTTTTCCAGCAAGTAACACAAGCCAATGGTGCAATGTTCAACTGAAAAGATACAAATTAGACGGAGGTACATACACGCTACTTAGTAATAATTCATACGTAGCTTTCGATGGTTTTGGATGGTACGAACAAGGGTACAATTACACACCAACTTACGATATACTACACAATGAGGGAACGTTTTTCTATTACTACGATGGCACGAACCCAAGTTCAAATTCAAGTAGAAGGGCGGGACACATAATGGTAAAAACTGCGACAAGCTACAAAGCGAAATATACTAACTTAGCAACGGCTGCAACGTTCACACAAAACTTAACAAACAATTCTATTTTAGATGTACCGACCGTTTATCAAAACTATTATGCTGGTGGAAATAAATTAGAAATAACAATCGATATTTTAGGAACTGATGTTACTGTTTGGGAAGCCAATTTTAAACCGTTTGAACTTTGTAGATATACGCCAGTTTTATGCGACTTTGTAAACCGATATGGATGTTGGCAAAGGACGTGGTTTTTTGCAGCGTCTAACGATACATTCAGCATTGAAAACACGGAATACAATTTAATGCAGTCAACGTTTCCTAACTACAATACTTTAGAAGGGCAACGAAAGGTATTTAACACAACGGCAAAACGAAGCATTAAAGTAAATACTGACTGGGTAACTGAAAGCTACAACGATTTGTTAGAACAATTAATGACAAGCGAAAGAATATTATTAAACAGTTTACCTGTTAAGATTAACACGAAGTCAACGGAGCTATTCAAGAATATAAATCAAAAAATGATTAACTATTCTTTGGAGTTTGATTTTGCTTTCAATGCTATTAACAACGTAATATGAGACAAGTACAAGTTTATATTGAAGGACTTAAGATTGAGCTATTTGAAGATGAACAAATTAACGTTACTTCGAGCGTTCAAAATATTAACGATATTTCAAAAGTATTTACCGACTTTTCGCAGTCGTTTACCGTACCAGCTTCAACTGTTAACAATGAAATATTTCAACATTTTTATCAAACTGACGTAGACGGAACTATTGACCATAACATAAGACGGAACGCAGTAATAGAAATTGACCTTACTACATTTAGACGCGGCAAAATTCAGATTGAAAAAGCTAACATAAAAAACGGTCATGCTGAAAACTACCAGCTAACTTTTTATGGTGAAATACGAACCTTAAAAGATTTGTTTGGCGAAGATAAATTGAATCAGTTAGATTTAAGTTTTTTGGAGTTTGCTTATACTGCAAATAATGTTTACGACCGTATAACGGATTTAACAACCGATTACGATGTTAGATATCCTTTAATTGCAAGTAACCGAGTTTGGGAGTATAGGCAAGGCACTGAAAACGTAACGCAAAACGCTCATGCAATACGTTACGACGAATTATTCCCAGCGGTAAGAATTAGAGGAATCTTTAGTGCTATAAGTGCTGATTACGGTGTTAATTTTACTGGAACATTTTTAAGCGATACACGATTTAACCAAGTATTTTTGTACGGTAAAAACACGAACGAATATACTTTTTTAACTGAAAGTACAGACGTAGTAATTGACCAAGTAACAGCAACGGTAATAGGGGATAACACTTTACCAAACCCGGGCGATTTAACATATACGGATATTTACCAAGACGAAATAAATGTATTATTTGCACAAGACGTTCAATTTAGTGTTATTAGTTTTCAAGTATTAAATCAATCAGCGGTTGGAACTTGGTATATTGACGTATTTCAAGACGGTAATTTTTATCAATCAATTGAAGGAAACACAACGGGTGTTTTTGGTAATGTAAGTTTTCAAAATGTTTCAGGATTAGACACAACTTTGACTTTTAAAATGAAAGCCACTGCGCCTATGAATATTGATATGTTAATTAATTACCAAATAACGGGAGTAAACGGGTTGAGTAATTACGCACAAATAAGCACGGTACAAACTGTTTTAGCTGGTAATGTTAGCGTTAATTCTACGCTACCAGATATGAAAGTATCGGATTTCTTTTCAGGCGTTTTAAAAGAGTTTAATTGTACTTGCGTAGCTACTTCAGAAAATACTTTTGAAATACTACCTTTAGAAGATTGGTATTCACAAGGCGCAATTGTAGATATTACACAATACACTGATATTGATTCAATTGATATTGAACGCATTAAACTTTATAAAAAAATAGCTTTTAAATATCAACAGTCAGAAAGTTTTGTTAACCGTAATTTCTTTAAAATAAGTAATTCGGAATACGGTAATATGGAGTATCAATTTGCCTACGATGGCGATGAGTATGTAATTGAAGCACCGTTTGAAAATTTATTATTTGCACGGTCAACGCATTCTTCAGGCGACTATGCTATTTTCGGTTATACGCTAAATGAAAGTTTTAACGCATATACACCTAAACCGATGCTGCTTTATTTGTACGGTGAAAGCAATGATTTAAGCGCACACCCTATTAAATTTGATACTGGTACAACGCATTTAAATATAGATTCATTTGCACAATTTGGTCAAGACCTTACCTACCAAAACACGAAATATAGTTTAAACTTTGGTGCTGAAAATTCAGTAATACATTTAGAAACAATTCAACAAGGTTTATATGCTGAATATTATTTTCCTTACTTAATTAACTTGTTTAATTTAAAGAATAGATTAGTTCACGTTAAGACGAATTTACCTATTTCTTTACTGACTAACTTACAACTGAATGACCGTCTTATTATAAGAGATAAAAGATACATTATAAACGAAATGAAAAGTAACCTAACAACTGGGCAAGTAGATTTCAGTTTGTATTTAGATTTTCGACCTTTAAGAGCTGGCAAGCCTATTGTGCCTTCGTTTAATGCACAAAGTTTACAAGTTCCTATTAACTGGCTTAACGGGGCTGTGAGCGCAGATATTACAACGGCTTTTCCTGGTGTTACAATTACACCAAGCACGATAACAGAAAGTGGATTTATAACTGTTACAATTCCTGAAAATTTAAACACCCCTTCAAATATATTAGCTGAAAATTCCGATCCTTTAATTACGGAGGAGTTTCAAAACATAGTAACTGAAAATTCAGCGGTGCAAGTTATTACCTTAATAACTACGTACACTTTAAGCAACGGAGAACAAGTAACAGGACAAACTCAAATATTACAACAATGATTCAATTAATTTTAGAACTATTAAAGAGCGATGATTTTTACGGGGTGAGTGAGATAGTAGATGTGGCAAAAGGAAAACACGAATTAACGGGAAATTTAAAAAAGATTTATAAACAAGAAAAGCGCAAACAATGTCTGAAACAAGAACGCTCGAACTAAGAGTAAAAGATAATGCAAATGAGGTTCAACAACAGTTTGAAAACCTACGTCAACAGATTGCAAAAACAACTCAAGAAGTAGATGAGTTAACACAAGCCTATGGTGAAAACAGTCAAGAGGTAACAGCGGCTAAAAATAAGCTTACTGAATTAACCACAAGCTACAAAGAGTTAAATAAAAGTGCTACGGATACGGGTGCAACTTTTGCTAATGTTTACGGAGAAATACAGCCTTTGACAACACGGATGGGTGAAGCCGAAGATAGGTTATATGAATTAGCGGCAGCTGGTAAAACGGCAAGTAAAGAATACCAAGATTTATTACAAACTACTCAAAATTATTTGAGGATTCAACAGTCAGTCGATTTACAAGTGGAAGCGGGTGCTGTTCCAGCTGCTCAAAAGATGACTATGGCGGTTGGTGGTGTAGCTGGTGCGTTTGGTGTAGCTGAAGGTGCGGCTGCTTTATTTGGCGTTGAAAGTCAAAAGTTACAAGAAACAATGGTAAGGCTACAGGCTGCAATGACCATTACTCAAGGACTTACTACAATACGTGAAGCGATACCTACTTTTCAAGCAATGGGTGAGGCTGCAAAAAACGCTTTATCAGGAATTAGAACGGGAGTAGCAGCGACTGGAATAGGTTTATTAGTTGTAGCCGTTGGTACTTTAGTAGCTTATTGGGATGATATTAAATTGGCTGTTACTGGTGTTTCTAACGAGCAAAAGAAATACATGAAGGAACTTGACAAAGATATTGTTAAGCAAGAGCATAAAGGCGATATGTTAGACGCCCAAGAAAACATATTAAAGCTTCAAGGTAAATCCGAAAAGGAAATCCTACAAATTAAAATTAAACAGATAGAAGGTGAAATTGAATTAGCTGAAAATAAACTTAAAAATACTAAGGCTAATGCGAAAATTGAAATTGAAGCTGCTGAAAGGAACATGAATTGGATGAAAACCTATGTACGAATTACTTTAGAAGGTATGTTGTATGTAGTTCGTGCAATTGCTTTACCTATTGATGCTGTAATTGCAGGCGCTAATACAGTAAGTAAAGCGCTTGGAATAGGTGAAGTAGTAGCTACAAATTTAAACGAATATATAAGTCAAGGTCTTAATTCGGCTGCTGAATGGACTGCTAAATTATTATTTGATCCTAAAGAAACAAAAGAAAAAAGCGATGCCACTATTCGCGCTCTTGAATTAGGTTTAGAGCAAATGAAAGGCGAAAAAGCTGGGTTTGAATTAGAAATAAAAGCATTAGAGCAAGGAGGGGCAGCAAGTTCAGTAAGCACAGCGGCTGGAGCAGCACAAGAGCAAATTGACATCACACGTCAAATGGAAGAAGAAAAAAACCGTTTGATGGAAGAAGGGCGCGCAAAAGATTTAGATGCGTTACGGATAAAATATAAATACGAAAAACAAGAAGCTGATAAAAACTTAAAAGAAAATAAATTAAGCAAAGAAAATTACGACAAGTTAATAAAACAACAAGTTGAAAGTTTAGAACTTGATACCAAAGCTATCAATGACAAGTACGATAAAATAGAAAGGGATGCGCGAGATTTAAAGTTACAAGAACAAATAAAAGCGGAAGATGCTGCATGGTTAGAATTACAAAAGGCGCGTAACTCACAACGTGAACAAGAATTACTTGATTTACAATTAGCCTACGATGCTAAAATAGAAGCGGCAAATGGTAACGCGGAAGCTGAAAAAGCAATTACTGAAAGGTTTAATAAAGAATACGCTGCTATAAATAAAAAATATTCAGATGCAGAAGCAGAGGAAAAAAAGAAAAAAGATGAGGAAGAACTTGCAAGAATACAAGAATTAAACAAGGCTAAATTTCAGTTAGCTTATGACGGTTTATCTTTAGTTTCTGAATTAAGTTCTTTGTTTGGTGAACAAGATGAAAAGAAAGCAAGGTTAGCATTTCAAGTAGATAAAGCGGCAAAGATTTCGAGTGCTACAATAGCTGGTTATGAAGCAGTTTTAGAAGCATATAAGACAGGTCAAAAATCACCATTGACAGTTGCGTTTCCAGCATATCCGTATGTTCAAGCTGGACTCGCTGGCGCATTCGCTGCGGTTAATATTGCAAAGATTGCAAAAGCTAAATTTCAAGCTTCTGGCGGTGGTGGTTCTATGTCGCCAAGTGGCGGCGGTGGTGCTGGAGGGGGTGCTATGACTGCGAATTTTAACACAATAGGATCAAGTGGTATTAATCAACTTGCACAATTACAACAAACACCTACACAGGCATACGTAGTAAGTGGTGAAGTAACAAGCGCACAAGCCTTAGACAGAAATAGAGTACAAAACGCAACATTATAAGTTAATGAGATATGGCAAAAGTTGAAATAATAGAATTACTGATTGATGAGACAAAAGAAGAAATGGGTATTAATGCCGTTTCTGTTGTTGAATCACCAGCGATTGAAGAAAATTTTGTAGCACTACAAAAACACGAAGTAGAACTAAAAGAGGTCGATACTGAAAAAAGAATTTTGATGGGTGCGGCTTTAATTCCTAACAAACAGATATACCGTAAAAACAAAGATAAAGAGTTCTACATTTACTTTAGTGAGGACACGGTACGTAAAGCTTCGGAACTTTTTTTAATGCGTTCTAATCAAAACAACGCAACGTACGAACACGAACGTAAAATGTTAGAGGGAATGTCCGTTGTTGAAAGTTGGATAATTGAAGATGAAAAGACGGACAAAAGTAAATTGTATGGATTTAGTTTACCTAAAGGAACGTGGATGATTTCAATGAAAGTAAACAATGACGAAGTTTGGCAAAAAGTAAAAGACGGTGAAGTAAAAGGATTTTCAATAGAAGGTTATTTTGTAGATAAATACGACATGAGTAAAAATATAAATGAAATGGATACAATAGAAAAACTAAAAGAGCTTATTAGAAAGCACGAGAATGAAACAAAGTTAGGAACGCACGAAGTAGAATTAAACAAAATAGAAGATTTATATAAAAAAATAACTACAACACTTTTAACTTCTATTACTAATTATGAAAATTCCATTACTCAAATAATTAAGGATAAAACGAACCTACAAAAATCATTTGACAAAATTAATAAAGAGCAAAAACAATTATATGCTGAATACGATTCAAAAGCACGTGAATTAGGTTTAGCTTTAAATGATATACCGGGTTTTAAAAAAATGTACGATGCTTTATTATTTGCAGAACAAAAATATTATGACGCAATTGAAAAGAAATTATAACCTATGAAAACACCGACAAAAAGTAAAACAAGCCCTAAAGGCGGTAAACGTGGATGCCTATGTAAAGACGGTAAATACGATTCTAAATGCTGCAACGGGGACTTACAAAATCAAGGTATAGGAAGTTTAGTAAATCAAGGTACTTCAACAATAGTACATTTATAAAAAAGGAACAATTAAAAAACCAATAAGTTAATAAGCTATGATAAACAATATTTTAAAGAAAATCGAAAAGGCTAACGAAGTTCAAAAAGTAGAACTTGAAAAGCACGAAATTGAACTTGCTTTAGTAGACGATTTAAAACAGTCTATTGCATTTATACAAAAAGCGAATGATTCCGTTAATTTATCTGTTAAAAATTACGAAGATTCGTATAAAAAAATGCAAACAGAAAATAAAGGTGCTAAATCCATCTTAGATACGCAAGCAAAATTAATTAACGTAGTAGAAGCAAAAGCAAAAGAATTAGGAATTAACGCGGCTTCTATTCCTAATTATAATGAAGTAAATAAATCATGGGAAACGTTAAGTAATTTAATAGATAAAGTAAATGAATTTTAAATAAACAAAAATGAAAAATAGCCTAATCAATCAAATTAAAACTTTACTCGGAATGGAGGTAAAGTTAGAAACAATGAAACTATCGGACGGTGTTACAGTTTTAGAAGCTGAAATGTTTGAAGCTGGTAACGAGGTTTTCGTAGTTACTGAAGATGAACAAAAAATAGCTTTGCCAATAGGTGAATACGAACTTGAAGACGGTCGTATTTTAGTAGTAGTAGAAGAAGGAATAATTTCTGAAATCAAAGAGAAAGAGGTTGAAGAGGAAGAGGTAGAAGAGGAAGCACCGATCGAAGAAGAAGCGAAGAAAGAGCAAGAAATGGAAACTTCAAAAGCTGCGCCTAAAAAGATTGTAGAAAGCATGATTAAAGAATCTTTCTTTTCTGAAATTGAAGCGCTTAAAAACGAGAATAACGAGCTAAAAGCTGAACTATCTAAACTAAAAGAAGCTAAAGAAGTTGAACTATCTGAGGTTAAACCAATTTCTTTTAACCCTGAAAACCAAAACACGAACGAGTCTATTAAATTGGGTGCTAAAAGAACACGTACTACAATGGATTCTATACTTGAAAAATTAAATAAATAATTAACTAAATACAAAAAAAAATGAGTACAACTTACAACTTTGTATCTAACGACGTAACAAGACAAGTAGGTCTTTCTGAAACGTTGACTGGTGCAACAACTTTGACTGCTGAAGATTCGGACAAGTCATTTTATTTAAACGCTGCTGCTGGAGCGCAAATTACTTTGCCAGCGGTTGCAACTTCTGCGGGTTTTAGATATCGTTTTACGGTAGCTGCATTATTTGCTACTACTGCGTGGACTATCAAAGCTGCTACAAACAAAATTCAAGGCGGTGTTATTGTGAATTCAGTAAACGTACCGGGAGCTGATGAAAACACAATCACTTTTGCACACGCTGCTGATACAATCGGTGATTTCGTAGAATTGAATTGTGACGGTACAAACTGGTATGTTTTCGGATTGGGAACTACTGCTGGTGCAATTACATTAACTGCTGTTTAATCTAAATAAAATATTATAAAATGGAAAAAATTAATTTAAGTACAAGTACAAATATCACCACTACATACGCTGGTGAGTTTGCTGGTAAGTACATTGCTGCTGCTATCCTTAGCGCACCAACTTTAGAGCAAGGTGGAATGACTATTCACCCTAACGTGAAATTCAAACAAGTAATTCAAAGAGTAGCAACAGACGATCTAATCAGAAACGCTTCATGCGATTTTGATGCTTCTTCTACGGTTACGTTAACTGAGCGTATATTACAACCTGAGGAGTATCAAATAAATTTACAATTGTGTAAAAAAGATTTTCATCAGACTTGGCAGGCGATTGAAATGGGTTACTCTGCGTTTGATGTAATGCCTAAATCGTTTACTGATTTCTTAATTGCACACGTTGCTGAAAAAGTAGCTGCTAACATGGAAACTTCAATTTGGCAAGGTGTTAACGCTACACAAGGTCAATTCGCGGGTATCATGACACAATTGACTACAGACGCTTCTTTGCCAGCTGCACAAGAGGTAACGGGAACAACTGTTGATGCTTCTAACGTAATCGCTCAAATCGGTTCTATTGTTGACGCTATACCAACAAGATTGTACGGACAACCTGATTTAAAATTGTATCTTTCTTCAAACATCGTTCGTGCTTACGTTCGTGCTTTGGGTGGATTTGGCGCAAGTGGATTAGGTGCTAACGGTACTAATAACTTAGGTACACAATGGTATTCTAACGGTTCACTTTCTTTTGACGGGTTACCAATCTTCTTGGCTAACGGTTTAGCTAACAACACTGGTTTGGCTTCTCAAACTTCTAACTTACATTTCGCAACTGGATTGTTAAATGACATGAACGAAGTTAAAATTATCGACATGGGATTGATTGACGGTTCAATGAATGTACGTGTTGTAATGAGATTCACTGGGGACGTTAAATACGGATTCGCTGAGGATGTAGTTACTTACGGAATTGTTAACTCTGCTAACTAAAAAACCAAAAACTATAAATAAGGGTGGTGCAAAATACACCACCTTTTTTTTTGTTAAACTTTAAAAAATAATAAAATGAGCTGTGATATAACAAATGGTAGAATAGAACAATGTAAAGATTCCGTTTCGGGATTGAAGGCTATTTACTTTATAAACTACGATGACTTAAATTCTGACGATGTAACATACGATGCAACGGACACGGATTTAATTACTGACTGGACTCCACTTGGCGCAAGCGCTATGAACTTGTATAAATACGAATTAAAAGGAGCTAACAGTTTTGAAACTACAATCAATTCTTCAAGAGACAACGGTACTACTTTCTTTCAACAAACTTTGACTATCCAATTAAAAAGACAAGACGTTACAACGCATAAAAACGTTAAACTACTTGCTTACGGTAGACCAAGAATTGTAGTTAGAACAATGACTGACCAATTCTTTTTAATGGGCTTGACGCAAGGGGCCGACGTGACAGCGGGAACTGTTTCGAGTGGTAGTGCCTTGGGTGATTTTAACGGTTATAATTTAACTTTCGAAGCAATGGAAGTTTCACCCGCTAATTTCTTAGACGTAACAGACGAAGCTGGATTAAAAGTTTTATTTGAAACTGGAGCTGGTACTGATGCAACAATAGTTACTGCTTAATTTCCTTCATATACTTGCATACAATTAACCCTTACTTCGGTAGGGGTTTTTTGTTTTACGGTACAAAATCGACCTCTAATCGTTTATAATATATGATTATTCTAACTACTTCAACAAATAACCAAAGCTTTGTGTTTATTCCACGAAGCAAAGATTTTGATTACGTAGCTATTACGGATGACCAAACGAACGTAACAACTGAAATAGATACTTATACCCATACGGAAGGGGACTATTACGATACGTTTGAAGCTGAATTTAATTTAGTAGAAAATCATTTTTACGATTTGGTATTTATTAACGGTGCGGTCGTAGTTTATAAAGATAGGATATTTTGTACAAATCAAAATGTTAATACCTTTACAGTAAACAAAAACCAATATACGGCTAATAATACCACGAATGAATTTATAGTTTATGAATAATATACACGTTTTAGAATTAAGTACATACACAACGCCAATAATTCAGGAGTCTAAAAGAGATGCTTGGGTAGAATTTGGCGAGGATAACAATTACTTTCAGTTTATCATTGATAGATACGTTAATTCAACGACTAACAGCGCGGTAATTAATAATGTAAGTAGATTAATATACGGGCGTGGATTGAGTGCCTTAGACGCTAATAAAAAGCCTAATGAGTACGCTCAAATGATGGCGTTATTTCATGCTGATTGCATTCGTAAAATAGTACTTGACCGTAAAATGTTTGGTCAATTTGCTATGCAAGTTCACTATGACAAGGCGCATAAAAAGATTTTAAAAGCTTATCACATACCCGTTAATTTGTTACGTGCTGAAAAATGCAATAAAGACGGTGAAATAGAAGGTTATTACTATTCAGATAATTGGGAGGATGTAAAGAAATACGCACCTAAAAGAATTCCAGCTTTTGGATATTCAAACGAACAAGTAGAAATACTTTATTCTAAGCCGTATGCGGTTGGAATGAAATACTATTCTTTGCCTGATTATCAAGGTGGTTTACCGTATGCAAAGTTAGAAGAAGAAATTGCTGATTATTTAATTAACGAAGTTCAAAACGGTTTTTCAGGAACTAAAGTAGTAAACTTTAACAACGGTGTACCGACTGAAGAACAACAACAAATAATTAAAGGCAAAGTTTTAAGTCAATTAACTGGCTCAAGAGGTCAAAAAGTAATAGTTGCTTTTAACAATAACCAAGAAAGTAAAACTACGGTTGACGATTTACCGTTAAACGATGCGCCAGAACACTACACTTACTTAAGTGAGGAGTGCGTTAAAAAGATTATGTTAGCTCATAACGTTACTTCGCCACTTTTATTTGGATTAGGTTCTGCAAATGGATTTAGCTCAAATGCTGATGAGTTAAAGAACGCTTCAATTCTATTCGATAACATGGTAATTAAACCTATTCAGGATCAAATAATAGAAGCTTTTGATAAAATTTTAGGTTATAACGGAATCACTTTAAAGTTATTCTTTAAAACATTGCAGCCTTTGGAGTTCGTAGATTTAGAAAACGCACAAACGGAGGAACAAGTAGCTGAAGAAACAGGAACGGAACTAAGCAAAGAAATACAAATAGCACAAGCGTTAATTGATTTAGGCGAAGATATACCCGAAAACTCAATTCTAATAGATGAATATCCTGTTGACTATGATTCGGACGACCAAGAGAATGAAACGCTTTCTAAAGAGCCTAAACAGTCTTTATTGAGTAAAATAGTTAACTTAGTTTCAACGGGAGACAATAGGCCAAATATAAGAAGCGCACAAGATGAAGTAATAGACGGTGTTAAGTTTCTAACTCGATATGTTTACGCTGGTAAAAGTGCTGATAATACGCGTGAATTTTGCCGTAAAATGATAGCGGCTAATAAGATTTACCGTAAAGAGGACATTTTAAAAATGGGTTCTGAATCAGTTAATCCAGGATGGGGCCCGAAAGGAGCTAATACATATTCAATTTGGTTTTATAAAGGCGGTGGCAATTGTAACCATAGGTGGAATAAACAAGTTTACGCTACATTTAGCGGTAAAGCAATTGACGTTAACAGCAAAGAGTTAAAACAAATAGCGGTACGTAAAGCTGAAAAGTTAGGGTACGTTGTAAAGAATGATTCTAAAGTTAGCCAATTACCAAAGGACATGCCTAATAACGGATTTTTACCAACGAATAAAAGAGGGAAATAATGGCAGAAGCACTTTTAATAACAAGAAACGATGTAGTTAAGTTCACTGCAATGAACGGTAACGTAGACACGGACAATTTTATTCAGTACGTTAAAATAGCTCAAGACATTCACATTCAAAATTTCTTAGGTACTGATTTACTACAAAAATTACAAGCTGAAATTATTTTAGCTACTTCAGGAATACCAACGGCAATAACAGTAAGCAATCAAGGAACTGGATATACTACGGGAACGGCTGTAAATACAACGAGCGCAACGGGAACGGGTTTAAAATTAAATATTACGGCTCCTTCTGGGTTAATTACAAACGCCACAATAAATACAGCGGGAACGGGTTACAAAGTAGGAAATACAGCAACTGTTTCGGGTGGTACAAATGGAGCGGTTACAATAGCTTCAATTTACACAATACCAACAGACTACAATAATCTTTTAGTTACGTATGTTAAACCGATGCTTATACACTGGGCTATGGTTGAATACTTACCTTTTGCAGCTTATACAATAGCTAATAAAGGGGTGTATAAACACAATTCAGAAAACGCAACTAACGTAGAAAAAGTCGAAATAGATTTCTTAATCGAGAAAGAAAGAAGTATTGCACAACATTACACTGAAAGATTTATTGATTATATAGCATTTAACAACGACTTGTTCCCGGAATACAATAGTAATTCAAACGGGGATATGTACCCGGATACAAATAATAACTACAGTCCCTGGTGTTTATGAAGAAGTACAAACCAAA